CGTGTTGTCAGATCATTAACTATTTGTACAAATTCATGCAGATCTACTTTCTGAGCTAAAAACGCATCGCGCGTTGACGTGCCTAGCATTAACGTGGGACACAAATCCACTAGAGATTTTCGAACTTGCTCTATAATTTACTGAACGAAATCCCATGCGGTTTTAATTCCCCCCTTTATTTTTGTGAGATTACTAGCATAATTTGCGCATGATGTCATCGCACGCATTGCCTCTCTATCTCCCATTGTGTGTAATCCGTAACTCGCACAGCCTATAATTGCAGCAATACCAGCACCAATAGGTATCAAATTAGGCCAATCTAAATCTTTGACCTCAAAATCAACCTGTCCTTCAACTGGTAATTCCCGATTGCGAACTTGTAGCGGGAGAGCCAATATTTCTACTGCCCTCTGCACAAATGGCCATACATAACGTACGATATACTCAATGGGATCGAAAAGAATCTCAGTAAAATCCCACAATAATTCTAACACTACCAAAATGATGTTAAACAATGAATGATCGCGTGCTAACCTGATAGATGTAAATGCAATTTTCGAATAAATTTTCTTTCCATGCTCACCAAAAGCACGCTCAATCCTACTCAACAATGAATCAACTCGATCACTGACTGTTCTAACGCTAGTCATGGTATCGCGCATATGACCCACAACATCCTGCTCCAAAACAGTTTCCATCACCTTCTCAGTCGCATTCGATGCACCTGTGACTGCAGACAATACTGAAAACATTTGCGCTTCAACAATTCTCGCTTTTCGCCTACTCACTGTCCTACTCTTTTCCAGTTTCCTATTCAAATACCTCAAAAATGCTGCAGCCTTCTCCTCTGGTGTCTGTGTATCTTTATTTTTCTGTGTCGAAAATTTTTCCTTCTTTGTATACTTATTCATTATAATATTTTGAATCCAAACGTCAATTCCAAGGGAAATGCAATAAATGCTCCGGTCAATTCCTGATAACATCCTATTTGAACTGTTGTTCATCAAACGCCATTAGCTGGGATCAATCGTCTTGTTTACGGTCAAACATGCGTGAAGAACTCCTATGACGGGGAGTATTCTTACACAATTATTAACCAAACTATAGCA